ATTTCCAACTGGTCAACCATTAACTGGAGCTTTAGGAGTAGCTGACGCTGGTCCTGATGCAATGGCTACTGGTGATGCAATGTCTATGGGTCTTGGAACTGTAGACGCGTTTAACCAAACAGGTTGGGGCAGACAAGGTTGGAATGTTAATGCGTGGGGTGTTGAAGGTCAATTTGCAAATGTTGATGTAACAGGTATTGCAATGACAGCTGCGGCTGGAACATTAGGAGCCAAAGGTACAGCTACTTTTACTCTTAACACTTTAAACGTAGCACAAGCAACTTTAGGTAATGTAGATCCAGCGCCAGATGCTTCTATAACTGGAAACTTAATAACTGGAAATTTAGGTACACTTGTTGGTCGAGCTGGAGCAGGTGCAAGTCCAACAGGTCAAGCCATGACAGCTGGATTAGGAACTGTTACAGCGGTCCCTGGTCAAGAAGTTCCTCTTACAGGAATACCAGCAGAAGTAAGACTTTCTTCAGCATTTAATATTGTAATACATATAGATGTTCCTCTTACAGGTTTAAGCTTGACTATGAACCAAGGATCTGGTAGTGCTTTGATCTGGAACGAAGTTAATACAGGTTCAGCGCCTTTAACACCTCCAGGATGGACAGAGGTGGCTGCATAATGAGTTTGACAGAAACTCATATTTTTAATAAAATGAACGTATAAGGAATTAAAAAATGGCGAATTCAACATCTGCTAACCTAAAACTTACAGTACAGGCAACCGGTGAAAACTCGGGAACTTGGGGTCAAATTACAAACACAAACTTACTTATTCTAGAACAAGCTATCGGTGGCTTTACAACTTTTAACTTAACCAATGCTAACAGATCTCTAACTTTTACAAACGGTGCTTTATCAAATGGTAAAAACGATGTTATTAAATTAACAGGAACTTTAGCAGCTAACAGAACAGTATCTATTCCAGATTCAATTGAAAAAGTTTACAACGTACAAAACGCATGTGATCATGCAGGAAACACTTTAACTTTTAAAACATCATCAGGTACAGGTGTTCTTTTATGTGAAGGAAATAACTACGTATTATATTCTGATGGAACTAATGTTGTAAAATTATCAGAGCAAAGAAACTGGAGAGCTGTATCAGCAGCTGAAACAGTTCAAGCTGGTGCTCAACTTTTGGTAAATACAAATGGTGGAGGAGTTACAATTACTCTACCTGCCTCACCTGCTACGGGAGATGAGGTTTCATTTGTAGACCAAGGTTATGATTTTAATAGTAACGCATTGACTGTCGGAAGAAATGGATCTAATATAGTTAACGCAGCATCTGATCTAGTGGTCAATACACAAGGTGCAGCTTTTTGTTTGGTCTTTTCAGGAGATGCAACAACAGGATGGACGTTTAAGGAGAAATAGAATATGTCAAATTACGAAGCAACAAGATACGATTTCGACGGAGCAAACCTTACAGGTATCGAAGGTATACCTACGGCTACTATTGTACCGTGGTCTTCTTCTTCAGTGCCGACAGGTTTCTTAGAGTGTAATGGTGCAGCAGTTTCAAGATCAACTTACTCTGCGTTGTTTGCAATCATAAGCACAACTTACGGAGCTGGAGACGGTGCATCTACTTTTAACTTACCTGATCTACAAGACAATGTAGCAGTTGGAAAATCTGGAACTAAAGCTTTAGCATCTACTGGTGGAGCAAACACTGTAGCTTCAACTGGAAACATTGCAGGTTCAACAGCAAATGCAACTTTATCAGAGGCACAACTAGCTTCTCACGATCACAAACAACCTAATTTACAAACACCTGGTAGCCAAATTAACGTGACTTATGCAGCAGTAGCTCCTCGTGGAGCTAACCACAACAACTTTAAAAATACAGACAACGCTGGATCTGGAACAGGACACTCTCACAACATGAGTGCAACTTTTTCAGGTGATTCAACTTCTGTTGTACAACCTTTTTTAACAGTAATTTATATTATTAAGACGTAGGAGAAATTATGGCAACAAACGCAACATGGACAGTAGTATTCGAAGACAAAAAAATTATTAAACAAAGTGGTGATGCCGCTGGAACTTGGTACAAAATTGATGATAATGATTTTTGGGGACTAGCTAAATGGAGTAATATTTGGGCTATTCAGTATGGAACATTTGCACCAAGTGATACTGTAGAACACAGAGATACAACTCCTCACTGTACTTGGGAAGATGCAAATTTAGGCGACTTTCAAGATTTTATTGATAAATGGGACACAGCTCACTTAGCAAGACTACAATCTGATTGGGATAACGACAATATAGACGGTGAGACAGAAGCAGATAAAATTGCAAGATTAGGTGCAAAGCCTACATCTTATTCTAGCTAATCATAGGTCTAACTAACATCCAAGAAGTTAATATATATTTTTCACCAGATAGTGGTGGATTTCCTCTATGCAAATAAGGAAAACCTGCTGGCCAAATAACTATTCTACCTGTTTTTGGTTTTACTCTTTTTGAAAAATGTAAAAATTCTGTTTCTCCACCCTCTTCTATATCATTTAAATAAATAGAAAAAACAAATGCACGAGCCATATTTTCAAAGCCCTGTCCATGTTCTACGTGCCAAACGTGATAACCTTCGGTAGGTAAAGTTTTTTGAATTTTTAATGTGGTAAAATGAAAATTATTTCCTTCCCAATTTGCTCCTGTATTTTGTATGTAGTGATTCCAAGCTAGATCATAATTTACTATCATTGATTTTAATTGTTCATACCAGAATGATATAGTAGCTGCATGTGCAAAGTATTGTGTATCCTGTTTTTCAATCACACGTGATTTCTCTGTGGTTATTCTGTTCATTGTTTGATTAAATTTAACTTGATCTTCATATAATTTGATAGCCTTATTGCATTCTTCTTTAGTAATGTAATTATCATATACGCCTATAAAATTATTTATGTTAACTGTTTTTTCGTTCATTTAATATTTTCTCCTCCACTCTTTTATTATATTCAAAAACATTAGTTTCTACTATATTAAATATCAGACTATATCTATTATCATCACCCTCATATTTGTCAAAACCATGAAATATTTCCTCTGGAAATATGTAATAATCACCTGGTTTTGGAGTTATTTTTATATTTAAATCTGGTAATATTAAATCACAACCTTTAGTTAAATATAAAATACCATGCATACAAGAGTGTTTGTGACGATCTAAACTGTCACCTTTTTTTATTTCATTTCCCCAAGCATTTTTAATTTTTCTTTTTTGCATAAAATGTTTAAATATGTGTCCATGTGTATTTTGATGTTTATTAATTAAAAAAATTAAAAATTTATTAAAATCTAAATTATCTATAAAATGATCCCAATCAGTCATTCCTCCTTTAACATTAGTATATCCACTCATGTTTGGATCTATATTTGATTTAATTGACATAATAAAATTATGAATAATTTCAGGATAAGGATAGTTACCAAAAATAATATTTACTGTTCTAGGATATGTTACAGTTAAACTATTTTTAGTTTCACTAAATTGGTTATTTAAGTTTAATAAACTAATCATTTTTATAATATAAAAAATTTGCCATTACATATCTAGAACCTGCATCTTCATTAAATTGTAAAGATGAATGAAATATTTTTGAATCAAAAATAATAGCTCTGTTTTCTTTAAACCCTACGTGTCTATTTAATTTATATGTGTCTCCTGTTTTGTCATAAAAACCAGTTCCACTATTAACTAGTTCTTTTCCCTTTAAATACACTAAACAATTTAAATCTGTAGCGTCGTCGTGAGGAGTTGGTTTTTTATGTTTAGAACTTAAAAAATAAACGCTTTCCCAAAGTTTTAAGTTTAACCCATATTCTTTTAATATTTTTAAAACTTCGATGACCGCAAAATGATTTTTATTTAAAGGCACGTTAAAGTATGTTTGTTGATAAACATTTTTATTAGGAACATATGTATTTCTGTTAGTAAATTTTAATGTAGAGATATCTTTTAATATCTCATCATAAACCTTTTTTTCAAAGAAATTATCTTTTACTATTAAAAAGTCTTTAATCTCACTAATCATTTTGATACTTTCATTCTCTAAAAAACTAATATATAAGCTATTATATGCTACAAAAATTAAAATTCAAGGCAGGATTTAATAAACAAGATACAGAATCAGGAGCCGAAGGTCAATGGACCGATGGTGATTTTGTAAGATTTAGATATGGATTACCTGAAAAAATAGGTGGTTGGTTGCAGTTAACGGCGGCTCAAAAAACATTACCAGGAGCAGCAAGAGCACAAGTTGCATTTTCAAGTTTTGCTGGTGAGAAGTATTCTGCAATTGGTACATCTCAAGGATTATTTTTATATTATGGTAATGATTTTTACGATATTACACCTTTAGATACGGCTATCACTGGATGCACATTAACAACTGTTAACGCATCTAGAACCGTAACTATTAATAAAGGTTCTCACGGTTTAGCTGTAGGGCGATATGTAACTCTTTCATCTGTTACTGTGACTGGTGCCTCTGATTTTACAGCGGCTGAATTAGAAAAAGTTTATGAAATATTAACTGTGCCTGATATAGATAAATTTACTATTCAAGCTTCACGAGCAGAGGGGGGATCTGGTATGACTGCTGCAGGGGCTGCAACAGTTAATCCTTATGTTGAAGTAGGACCAACAACACAAACCACAGGTTATGGTTGGGGAACGTCTTCTTGGAGTGCGTCCACATGGGGAACAGCTAGAGCTACAAGTGACGTGACTCTTGATCCAGGAAACTGGAGTCTTGACAACTTTGGTCAAGTATTAGTTGCAACCATATTTAACGGTAAAACATTTACATGGAATGCAGGTGCATCAAACGCCAGAACAATTAGAGCATCACTAACCACATCAGGTTTTGCAACAGGTAACAATCCTACAGCCACTAGATTTACATTAGTCTCAGACAGAGACAGACATTTATTTCATTTTGGAACTGAAACAACTATTGGTGATGTCTCTACACAAGATCCGATGTTTGTAAGATTCTCTAATCAGGAAGATTTAAATACTTACACACCAACAGCTACCAACACTGCAGGTACGTTTAGATTAGATACGGGAAATGAAATAAGGGCAGCTATTCAAGGTAAGGATTATGTTTTTGTTATAACTGATAACGCTGCTTATGTTATCCAGTTTGTTGGTCCACCTTTTACATTTAGTGTTAGACAAGTTGGTACCAACTGTGGATGTATTGGACAACATGCTGCTACGTTTGTTAATGGTGCTGTATTTTGGATGGGATCACAGGGTGGATTTTTTGTATTTGATGGTACAGTAAAATCATTACCATCACTTGTTGAGGATTTTGTATTCAGCACAGATGGAGATAATCTTGGATTAAACTTTAATTCAAGAGATGTTATCTTTGCAGGTTCAAATAATTTATATACGGAAGTAAATTGGTTTTATCCAAAAGATGGATCTGAACAGATTGATA